GAAGCCGAAAAGGCTGGAACTGCATTTATTAAGGCGCTAAAGAAATGAAACTTATTTCTGAATATACTGAAAATAATCTTGAAGTTATTATCGAAGCCAATGAAAATGGCAAGAAAAAATATATTATTGAAGGTGTATTCGCGCAAGCAGAAACAAAGAATCGAAACGGTCGTATATATCCTATGGAAGTTATGGAAAAAGCCGTCGGCAAGTATGTCGGTGATCAAGTATCCAAAGGGCGTGCAGTAGGTGAATTAAATCACCCTGATGGACCGACCGTTAACTTAGACAAAGTTTCTCACAAGATCGAAAGCCTCGATATGGATGGCAAAGATGTTGTGGGTAGGGCGACTATTTTGGAAACTCCCATGGGGCAAATTGTAAAAGGTTTACTCGATGGTCAGGTACAATTAGGCGTCTCGACTCGTGGTATGGGAAGTCTGCAGAACAATGGTAACGCAATGGTTGTAAAACCAGACTTTATTCTTAACGCGGTGGACATCGTGCAAGACCCATCAGCCCCTAGCGCATTTGTTAATGGAGTTATGGAGGGTGTTGAATGGGTTTGGAATAACGGAATCATTGAACCACAGGCTATTGAAATGATGGAGACTGAAATCAAGAAAGCTCCAAGGGCTGATCTCTATGAGACTCAGGTTCGTGAGTTTAAGAATTTCCTCTCGTTACTCAAATCTAAATGACAAAGGAGTCAATTAAATGACTGAAGATCAAAACATTGAAGATCAAGACATTGAACTCCTCGATGATGAGGACGAAAACATCGAGGAAGCAATGCATGGCGGCATGAAGAAGAAGAAAATGCCAGAAGCCATGCATGGTCACGATCCTAAAAATGCTGAGGCTCAATCAGTCGCTTCTGTAGACGCAGCAGGTGATGCAACAGGTGGTGCACCAAAGCGTAAGATGGCAGGTGGAACTGCTGCTGACGCGAGTAATGCAGAACCTATGCCCAAGCTTACTAAGATGGGCATGATCAATGCTATGTACAAAGACATGAAAAAGATGAATAAGAAACAGCTAACTAATGCGTATGGCGGAATGATGAAAATTACTTCCGATTATCATAAGAATAGTACTTCAGAAGAAGATTTTGAAGGACAGCCTATTCTTGATGATTACGCAGTAGACTTTTCTGCAGACATCAATGCCCTTTGCGAATCAGAAGCAACACTATCTGAAGAGTTCAAGCAAAAAGTGGAGACAATCTTTGAAGCAGCAATTAAGTCTAAGCTTGCAGAAGAGATTGACCGACTTGAGGAAAGATACAACGAAGAGTTATCAGAAGCAGTTGAAGAAACTAAAGCTGATATCGTTGAAAAGGTCGATTCATATCTTAACTACGTAGTTGAGAGCTGGATGGAAGAAAATAAAGTAGCTGTACAGGCAGGTCTGCGTACAGAGATCTCTGAGAACTTCATGAATAAGTTGAAAGACTTGTTCGAAGAGTCTTATATCGAAGTACCAGAAGGCAAAGTCGATCTTGTGGACGACTTGGCTGGTCAAGTTGAGGAACTCGAAGAGGCCCTTAACGAGTCAACTGCTGAGAATATTGAGATGACAGAAATGCTAGAAGAGTTTGCACGTGACGAAGTCATTCGTGAAGCTTCAACAGGTCTGGCTGAAACTCAATATGAAAAGCTAAAGAGTTTGGTAGCTGAAGTAGACTTCGAAGACTACGATACTTTTGCACAAAAAGTAGAGACTGTCAAAGAATCATACTTTACCAAGAAAACAACTGATGCCGCTGATATCGAAGAAGATACTGATGGTGATGCACCTGAAGCAGCTTCTGACACAATGGCTCAGTACCTTTCCGCAATCAAAAAAACTAACAAATAATTGGGAGTCCAATAATGCAAGACGTAATTTCTTACGACAAGTTGATGGAAAAATGGGCACCGGTACTGAACGAAGAGTCAGCGGGAGCCATTACCGACAACCACAGGAAAGCAGTTACAGCTGCTATTCTTGAGAACCAAGAACGTGCTTTGCGTGAAGAGCAAGGAATGCTCAACGAAGCACTGCCTACAAATAACACATCACAAGTAGCAAACTGGAACCCAGTTCTGATTGCTCTTGTTCGTCGTGCTATGCCTAACCTTATGGCATACGACATCTGCGGTGTTCAGCCAATGTCTGGTCCAACAGGCCTCATCTTTGCGATGAAGTCTAACTATAAGACAACACGGGCTGGTGCAACCTCAGGTGATGAAGCACTATTCAGCGAAGCAATTCCAGGATTCTCTGGTGATTCAAGCGCCTCTGTCAATGTACGCCTTGACGGTGGTGATGCTGGTCCATCAGGTACTTGTGGAATCGTTGACTCAGATGCTGACTCAACTATCGATGATACTCGTATCGATCCAGCAAATGGAACTTCAGGTTTCGCAATGTCACTGCAAGAAGGTGAGAACCTTGGCTCGACTGGCGATTCAGCATTTGCAGAGATGGGCTTTACCATCGAGAAAGCAACTGTCAGTGCCCGGACACGCGCACTGAAGGCAGAATACAGCCTCGAACTTGCTCAGGATCTGAAAGCCATTCATGGCCTGGATGCTGAGACTGAGTTGGCAAACATCTTGTCAACTGAGATCATGGCTGAAATCAACCGTGAAGTTGTTCGTACAATTAACTCACAAGCTAAGACTGGTGCACTTCAAACAAACACTGCTCTTAACGGTGTCTTCAACGTCCAAACAGACGCAGACGGCCGTTGGTCAGTTGAGAAGTTTAAAGGTCTGATCGTACAGATCGAGCGTGAGTGTAACGTAATCGCAAAAGAAACACGTCGGGGTAAAGGTAACTTCATTATCTGTTCATCAGATACTGCGTCAGCCCTTATGTCTTCCGGCATGCTCGATTACTCGCCTGCCATGTCAACAAACTTGAATGTTGACGATACAGGTAACACCTTTGCTGGTGTCCTTAACGGTCGCACACGGGTCTACATTGATCCTTACGCAGTCTGTGACTATATCACAGTCGGTTATAAGGGTACAAACCCATACGACGCAGGTCTCTTCTATTGCCCATACGTACCACTAACAATGGTCCGTGCAGTGGGTGAGGATACCTTCCAGCCGAAGATTGGATTTAAGACTCGCTACGGCTTGGCTTCAAACCCATTCGTTGGATCAACTCCAGCAGACGGATTGGCAGCGATCAAGACCAACCAATACTATCGTATCTTCCGCGTAGACGATATTCTTGGATCATAATAAAAAATAACGTGGTTAGACTGAGGGACCTTCGGGTCCCTCTTTTTTAATTTAAACTTGTATAAATAGATGTATGGCGGAACTTACAGAAAATTTTAACTATATGCAACCAACGAGCTTTAAGCTCGTTATTGATAGACGTAACTATCCTAACCTTGAGTTTTTCTGTCAGAATGTTACACATCCAGGTATGATTATGAATCCTGTAGAACTACCTGTACGTAGACTCGCGGGTTTACCATTTCCTGGTGAAACTTTAACATTTAACGAGTTGTCGACAAACATATTGCTAGACGAAAATCTAGAATCATATACAGAAATGTTTAACTGGATACGTAGACTATTAGAAAACAATATGTTTGATAGAAATGCAAGTGGTAAATCAAGTCAACCAAATTACGCAGACATTACGTTATCTATACTATCAAGCCATAATAATCAGACAAAGCAAGTAAGATACATAGACTGTGTACCAACTTCACTTGGAGATATAAACTTTGAATCTACTTCGAGTGGACAAGAGTTTATTACATTCGCCGCATCTTTCAGATTCAACTACTTTGAGTTAGTATGATGAAATGTCCAAAAGGATATAAATATAGCAAAAGCTTAAAAATGTGTGTCAAGAAAAATGGCCAACGTATGAGATTTAAAAGGTTTCACTTCTATGGCCGGCCCTTAGTAAGACAAGAACCTAAGAACGGTACGGGTAACGGTAATGGTAATGGAGCCAATGGTAACGGTAACGGTAATGGAGGAAACGGCAACGGCGGTAACGGTAACGGAGGCGGCGGCAATGGCGGTGGAAACGGTGGAGGCGGCGGTAACGGCGGGTAATTAAATGGCAGAATCAAAAGCAAGATCTATGGCTAAGTTTGGACAACAAGCTGAAGCCGATGTATTCAGAACAAATTCACAAAGACTTAGAGAAGACTTTGTAATTTTTGATTCTGATAATACGAGTACAGTAGGGCCACTAGAAATAGATAGTGGTGTAACGTTAACAGTTCACGGGAACTATGTAGTGCTATGAGTACGTTAGAGGTAGACAACTTAAAAGGTGTAACCAGCGCCAATGACGTTAAAGTTACTGTCGGCGCTAGCGTAACACAAAAATTGCATGATGGTATTGCAAAAGCTTACATCGCTACAGAAGGTGAAGCAACGCCTACGATTAGAATTAGCTTGAATCACAGCACTGTGACTGACAACGGTGTAGGTGACCAAACAATGACATACACAAATAACTTTTCTGCTATAGGATGTTTGACTGCTGGTACATATCATAACGCTGTTGTTGTTATGCATCAAATATTATCAAGAAGCACATCAACACATGGTGTAAAAACACATGACCATGCTTCCGCCCCCGAAGATGATTTAGGTAAAAAACATGCAGTGTTTGGAGACTTAGCATGACCAGTACGATAAGAGTAACAAGTGTCGGGCCTGCGCCTACTGGAACTACTACTAATTTGATGAATGGTTTAGCTAAGGCGTTGTTAAGCTACGACCAAAGAAATGCAACTACGGATAGCTCATTTAATATTTCTAGCGTCGCTGATGAAACAACAGGCATAACTAATATTACACTTACAACGAACACCTCAAGTGCTACCGATAGGATTGTTCTTTGCAGTTGTTGGAACACAGATGATGACGGTTCTACTGAAGCTGGGGGAGATGTAAGGGGTTTCGTAA